GAAGTCTATATGGCAACACTTCTGGACAGGGGTTCGACTCCCCTCATCTCCACCAATATTCAAGCTAAAGCTAGAAGATACGTAATTACTGTATAAACGCAGTAGTTACCTAATCTTCTAGCTTTTTTTAGTGTTCGCATATGATCGCTAAAATACGTATTTGTTCGCCTAAAATTTCACCATGATTTCACCACCGTTTCACCACGAGACACTTTTTTAAAAATGCCTTAAAAGCAGTTAAATAAAGGATACTTAATAAAAAAAGACCGGCAATAATGCCGGCCTAATTATGCCATAATATCGATCGAGTCGAGTATCTGTTTTTCTTGTTCTTTCATGGAATCTGTAACATGAGTATAGATGGATAGGGTAGTCTTAGGTTCGTTATGACCGACACGAGCCATAATCGTTTTTAACGGCGTTTGTTTCTCGGCTAATAACGATATATGAGTATGACGGAATGTATGAGTCGTTACAGTCTTATTAAATGGTACCGATTTAAGCAATTTATTTAAATAATGTGAATCATAAGGTACGCCGCCATCCGTTACAAAGATATAGTTATCGTCGTTCTTATAATTCTGCATAATCTGCTTACGGCTATGATTAAGCTGTATAAACGTCGATAAGATATGTCGAGCACGTTTATTTAATTGCACTCTACGGGCCGAGTATTCGTTCTTAGGTGGTATCCTAAGACCGTCTACCGTTAACGTCGCATTGACGTCGATAAATTCATTTTTAGCATTATAATCCTTAACACGCAATGCTCGTAATTCACCGATCCGTAGTCCGGTTAACGCCTGGAATTCGAATAGTAGAGCTACACGTTGATTCTTCTTAGCAATAGCTGTAAGGAAAGTCTTTAATTCGTCCTTCGTAAGGAACTTCTCACGGGCTTTAGTGATTTCCTCAGCAGTACGAGGAGGGCGCTTTAATATAATATCTTCTAAATAAGATATATCGTTTATATAGCCCATACGCTTACCATATTTTAATACTTGTTTTAGTACAGAATAAACACGCTTAACATAGTTAAAGCTTTTCTCTAGAAGACATTTATTTAACATTCTTTGGATGTAAATCGCTTTCAAATTAACAATTAAGATATCACCATCAATCCATCTTAAAAGTGCTTTAGCATGGTTTTCGATGTTTTGCTGTGTCGTAACCTTACGTAGGCCTTTATCGATGGTTACATACTCATCAGTAAGATCTTTAATCGTAAGAGTTTTATTACTAACGCTATTTGTTAGGATCTCGTTAATCCTATCGTTAAGAATACGTTGCATCTCTTTTTGAACTGCTTTAGTATTTTTAGACGATGTAACACTGACTCGTTTATTTTTGCCGGTTAAAGGATCCTTATAGTTTTCTCCGTAACGATAGGAGATAGTACCGTTTTTTTGCTTACGTTCATCAATGTACATATTTTATAATACTCCTATTGGCGTTTAAATAATGAAAGCAGATTTAAGAGGGCCGTCAACTGTTCCTCGGTCATATGGCTCAAAATAATATTAATATCGTCGATTAACTCATCACGTTCACGGTTATCGACAACGAGAGTACAAGCATCTTTTACGGTATCGAAATCCGTATTTAGAACATACGCTAATGCTTCGATTAAATCGTCGGATACCGTCTTAACATAGCCATTCTCGAGCATAGTGTAGGTAGTACGTTTATATGAAGCTTTCTTGAGATCGAGTGGCGTGATACTTTTACCGTTATCTAACAATTTTTTTCGCAAGTAGTCTTGTACGGCATCAGCTAATGCTTGATGGCTTAACCCGTTTTGTTTTCTTAAATTCTCTAATTTGATTAATTTTGGCATAGTAATAATCCTCCTAATAATAGTATAAGTCATATCTAAATCAAAGTCAATGACATGTATTGACTGTTCGCATATGTTCGCTTAAGATTATTATGTAGATAAAATTTGTAATTGTTTTAAAACGGATGCTGTAGAGTGGACACTGTGGCATCCTAGAAAGGATTTTAATGGTAGCTCAATGGGCTAGCGTTACTAATTTAGCTAAAATCTTCGACATCGGAAGAACTAAAGCTACTGAATTAGTACACCAAATGGAAATCGATCCCGAGTATAAGGACAATGTTATCTCTTTTAGTCATAAGAAGAAAAGCGTTAATATTGAAGCCTTTCAAGAGTTTCTGGTTACGAAAATTAGTCGTAAATGGATAAAATAACTCTTATTATGCATAAATGATATAACTAGCGTTAACCCGATACGGAAATGTCGTTCGTAATATATAGTATGAAAGCGCCGTCAAGGAAGCGCTAGTTATTAAATTTAAATAAAGGATAATCAAAGATGAAAAGAATTGAATTATTACAAGCAAAAGTTAAAGATTTTACTGTTATTAAAGAAGTGGCCTTCGATCACACTAACGGCCACCAATATCAAGTTAAGAATAATGCTACCGGCGAAGTAAGCATCAAGAATACATTCGAACTTACCGGTCAAGAATTTACTTCTGCAAATGGTTATAAAAAGAAAACTGATCGAGTTTTAAAAGACGATGCTAAAAGCAGAACTCATGGTATGACTCGTACTAGATTTTACCGTATCTGGAAGCAAATGAAATCTAGATGTAATAATCCTAGCCAGCAACAATATGAGACTTACAGCAAAATTGGTTACGATGAACGCTGGGATGTATTCGAGAACTTCTACGACGATATGTATGAATCTTATCAAGAAGGCTTAACTATCGATAGAATCGACGGTAGTAAACCTTATGGCCCTGGTAACTGTCGCTGGGCTGATCGTAGCACTCAACAACGCAATATGAAATCTAACCGTAAAGTCGAAGTTTGTGAAGGCGTCGAAGTTAAGTTAATCGATTTAACCGACGCGTATGGCATGAATAATAACACTGCTAGAAGTCGGTTAGATAATAGCCATTGGGAGCTCACTAGAACCTTATGCATCCCGACTAAAAAAGATCCTTTTAATTTCGGTGCTATGGATGAAGCGGCTCAAATCGAATGGCTCCATAAATCCAATAAGCTACTCGAATCTATCGTAGAAGATGCTGTTAATCAGCTAGCGTCTATGGAAGAAGATCCTAATATTGCTTACTTAAGAAAACAAGGCATCATTGTCGAGATCGGTGAGTGCTAATCAAAATCCTCTACCTGGGAAACTGGGTAGGGGATTTTTTTATGTTTAAAACGCAATACCTGGTGGCGACGGCTAAGTCTGCTTATTCTGAATAATAATACAGTGTCGTTCTGTATGATGAAGAATTGACCTCGGGATAAATTATATTAGGTAGATATCAAAACTCGCTCACAGCTCAAATTTCGAAGTTTTAGAGGCATTGTAGAAGATGTACAACACGATAAGCGCGGGCCGAAGCTTTAGCTGAGCACAATTCAAAAATAAGCTCTGTACGGTGAATAGCATTACCCGATGATTAATCATACCAGGTACATAGCAAACAGCCCTCAGAAGCTAAATTTCGAAGTTTTGGAAGCATTAGGGGAATCCGGTATATGATGCATCCTAATAAAGATATTTTTGGTGCGTAGGATGTTATCAATCGCTCTAGGAGCGCTTGGGATGTTTCCGGCCCGATGTGTACATGGTAGGCAAACCTTAGAGGGAGCTTCGTATCAATAATTCATTTAAAGGCTCTGTATGCTTCGTAAGGATGTACCGGGTAAGTTTGTATGACCTCGACTCAAAACGCTCTCAGAAGTCAAATATCGAAGTTTTAGGAGTATTGTAGGAGGGTATGATATCTTGATTCTGTATTCAAACTTAAAGGGAAGCTGGGTTAAGAAGGTTAAATAACAATTGCTATTTAATGCGCCATCTATTGTAACGAAGACAGCTTAATATCGTTTGTAGGATATACGGTATTTCTGGGGCAATGATTTTTCCGCTGGGGCCGAGGCGCTAGCCGAGTATGATGAAGGTTTTGTTCTTAGTATGTTATTCATAATATAGAACATACGTTCTTAGCATCGAACACTTGAGGGATGTGTTCGGGTTTAGGAAATCTTGGCCCGCAAAAACCTTGTTTGATGCCCGCGTAGGATATCTTATTAGAAGCTTAAATTAGCCGCGCATGCTATTGCATTTATTATCTAAACCCGAGAGCGGCATAGGATACAAGAGCTTTAAGATCGAGAACATCTAGTGTCATTAAATAAGCTTAATTTCGCAGCTAGGTTTGTTAGATAAATGATTAAAGTATAGGGCCCGGGATTTCGTTCTTAATAGCAAACATATCCTTACAGTAAACGTTTGATATAGAGCAGGATAATCCGCCGCCATGATTAAATCATTTATTATCTAAACTCACCTACGAAGCAAAAAAATCCATATTAATTATTAAAGCTATTAACACTAAATATCCTTCCTTAATCCTACCAGCTAAAATATCTAGATTAAATAATTATTGCTCGCGGGCTGGAAATAGCCGAAGCTCTCCTAGAGAGATTCACCTTCAAAAACATCCTACACTCAATAACATCCTTGCCCGCGAAAAACTCATACCGATTACCATGATAAGGTTTTCTCCTTCAAACACTATCCATAAGTTCCTACAAGTTCCTATACAGTGCGTAATAACATAGTAGAGAACGTTTTCTATTTCTTTACGGGAGCTACCGGGCAGGAAATATCCCAAGCGCTCCCGGAGCGATTGCTGATTACGTTACATATCCTTCAAACACATCCTACCCGGTAGCGTTTGATACTAGAAACACTTCTAATAAAAAATATTAAATTATTTATCTTTACCAGTACTATATAAGCTACCCTGTGCGTAATATATATTTTGAAGAGACGCAAACCTTATAGGCTTCGTATCTTAACAGCGAAAACCAGCTTAACTTAATCCTACTAGAAACGTTTCCTACTAAAGGTCGCTAGCGCTCCCCCTAATGAAACTATCTCGGTCGCTATCGCTCCCTTCGTCAGTTTCATTTAACTTAAAACTTCATCAAAACTTCATGATTAGATTAACCCAAGATACTAATGTCGTTTGTAATATATGTTTCGTAGAACGTTTTCAATAAGAGATATCGTTCGCTAACGCTCACTCATCTCTTATTTCAAGTTCTACTTCACATAGCCCTCGTCGACGGAATAACCCAGGCATCCGATCTTAATCGGTATTTGTTATTTCTAAAATTTAATTGGTTATAAACTTGTCGACGACGGCAACCTATAGTATAATATAAGTATAGTAGATGGTTTTAATTTAAAAAAATAAAAAAATATGTGAACCCTATATATACTTATATAGGAGTAAGCGATAAAAAACATCAAAAATTCAGTAGTTATGCTGGTTCACTGGCATTATTTTTGTACTGCATATGGGTAAAGTTAAAAATAAATCGTTACCTATATGGGTAAGGTTATTTTAAAGAAAGAAGATTAGTAAAATGACAGATAAAGGATACAATATATTTGAAGATATTGATGAAAACATAAAAGCTAAATTAGACGACACAATTGATACTGATCCAATAGAAGATGAGTCCACAGACATTAAAGATGATCGATACTATAAAACTCTCGTGATTCCAGAGGAAGTTCGCAAAATTAGCGTATTTAGTAAAGATGGTAAGTTTATCAATCTTAATAATTTTACTGTACGAACTAATAGAATAGCTGTTAGACGTAATGAATTGTTAAGACGAATTAATGATATAGCAATTGATGAGGCAAAAAGCGCCGGAAAAAATCGATTAGATTTTGCTTCTTTTAAATCTGCAATTATTATGTTGACCGAATATTTAAATGTCGACAATATCGTGATAGGCGATAACAAGAGATATAATTATTTAAATGTTGATGGTCTAAAAGCTTTATTAGCTACAGATGATTTTGGTATGGCATCGTCTACGGCGACTATGTTTATTAGATGTGCTAAGAAGGCTAAAATTTTAAAACAAATTGGGAAAGGCAAGGCTGCTAAATTTATGATGAATCCAGCAATTCATCTAAATTCTTATTTTTTGCGAATTAGCACAGAAGTATTTTTTGAATTCCCATTAGATTCAGCCTTATATTTTAACAAAAAACAGTATAATTATTTGTGCACAATTACAATTCCAGCTTCTTCTCCAGAAGAAAAGAAACGATTAAAGGACGGTATCAATTATGGACTATAAAAAGACAATAGGAGATGCTGTATATAAAGCAATCGAAAATCACTTTATTATTGGCAATGATTACACATCCAAAGAATTAAGAGATGAATTCATTAAACATTTAAAAGTAGAATTGCCAGAATTTAGAGTATTGCAAGCAGCAATTATTGAAACTCCAGACGAATACAGTGAAAATTACTCAGCTTATGTTAAATTAGTTGATTTAAATAACAACAATTATAAAGCCGGCATATATGTAGGCGATACAGGAATTGAAGTTAATGTAGACGAGGTTAAATAGTGAAACCACAAATTATAGATAGAGAACAACAATACATTAATAGTATGAAGTCAATAATAACAAATGCTTTAATTAATGAAGATACTACTTTTGAATTAGGGACCAGTAAAAAAGATAAGAGTGAGATAGAGGCGCTATTAAGCGATATTTTATCTAAATCTCTTCCTAATTTATTTATTATAGATACTTTTATTATTAAATGTGAAAATAACAGTATTACATCGTGGTTTGCAATACTAGAAGACGAAAAATACCAATATCAAGCATCTAAAATGGTTGATTCTAATCAAATAATTGCTAATACAACATATTCAAGAAAAGAATATTTAAATAGCAATTTAAAATTACACTAAAATAGAGGTACGACCATGGAAGAAAGAATAGTCTCTTTTACTGAAAAAGCCTTATTAGAATTTTATGAAGGCATGGAGGCTATAAGATCTTTGTTTACAGATAGAGATAATATTTATTCTCTTATTGATAGTAATAACCGACATAGTATTGAAGCTAAACTGAAGCAAATCCTAAATAAGACACGTTTAAATATTAAGCTATTAGGATTTAATACAAAGCAAAGAAAAAATGTAGTATTCGACGAGATGGAAATAGAAGCTATAAACATCTTCTTAAATCTTAATGATATTGATTATACTGTAAAAATCAGCATAGGATTAAGAGGCGATATTTCAGTAAGGACAAAACTTAACTTCAGTTTGCAGATGATGGAGAAAGTTAAAACTTCACTAAATCTTCATGATTGAATTAACCCGGGATGCAACTCCCGTTTGTAATATATGTTGTGAAAGGCAACAGCGATAAAACTTAATATTAATTCACTAAAGCACTGTTTCCAATCCTACGCAGTGCTTTTAGTTTACCCAGATCGCGATCGGCGCCTTAATACATCTTATTATTTAACCTTTATATCTTATATAACTAATAATATGAAAACTAATAACATATATCCTATTAATACTCCTTATACTAAAGAACAAGAGACTGCATTATTTAATGAATATTTCAGTACTCCGTCCTCCAGAATAAAGAAATCGATCAAAGATAAGATCGTACTCAACCAGGTATCTCAAGTTATAAGTATAGCTAAAACCTTTCGCGATTCTGACGACATTGACGACCTAATCCAAGAAGGTATGGTAGCCGTGCTAATAGCTTTTAATAAATACAACCCAGATCACGATACTAAGTTTTCAACTTATGTTCGTCCAGCAATTAATGGCCATTTAATCCGGTATTTGCAAAAGAATAAGACGTTACGACTTCCGGACCGGACGCCTAAGATTCTTAAGCAAATTAATAAGGCCAAAGAACTACTAAGCAGAATTGAAAAACGCATAACTACTACAAATATTGCTGAGTTAACTGGGCTCGATGAACAACAAATCATCGACATCCTTAACGGTATTCAACTAGTCGAACTTAATAAGTTGAATGATGAAGGTGAAGAATTAATCAATACAATCGAGGATCCGACCACGATAGAGGCTTTTAATAGCGTCGTTTCTTCTACTCTTGATTTAAGCTCTTTAACCGATGTTCAACAACAGATTATTATGCGCGACTTCTACGATGGATACACCGACGAAGAAATAGCTGAACAACTTAACATCGCTATCGCTACTGTAAAACAAGAAAAGCTAAAAGCACTCGATACTTTGAGATACACACTAGAAAGGAACTAACTATGGAAACATTGAAAGTAAGAAGACCTCTTCCTGGCGAAGAAGAGGGTGTACTTCGCAACGATAAAGAAGTAACGATCGTATCCAACGTACTAGTTAATTTTATAAATACATGGGTACTTATAACGTCTATCCTGGCCATATATTCGTTTTATTCGTTTTTCTTTAAGTAAAGGTACCAAATCATGAAATACACTCCGACGCAAAAACAACAAATAAAGGACTTACTTGATAATTCCGTAGAGTATGTAGTGGAACCATTATTCGGTGAACAGAAGCCATACTACAACACAGCCCTAGCTAGACAATATATGGAACGATATCGTGATCTAGCACTCGAAATTAAACGATCAAATTCTCTTACACGATTATACGATCAAGATATCTCGAAACTCGACGATAAGCAACTTAAAGAGACGTTAAAAGAATACAAGGCTGACGAGTTACGGCTCCAGAAACAATACATCGATACGCAACAAGAAATAGCTAATACGATTAAACGTGTACCAGATGCACGCTATCGATTATTACTCACGAACTACTACTTGAACAACGTACCCTTAACGGTACTAGCTACTACGTTTGAGACATCGCGATTCAATACTGGCTGTTCTTTTAGAGCAATATCCAAAGCTATTATTGAAGCTCTTAAATTAGTATGTGAAGTGTTACAGGAGAGTAATAATGGATGACGAATTAATTATTATTGTAGCGTTTGTATTGTCGGGAATATTTGTTCCATTGTTTCTAATTAGTTTCCTTTAAAAGAAGCGGTCGCATATTAGAGTGCGGCCGCCTTTTTATTTTTATTAGCTTCATTATTTAACACTATATCTAATACACTAATAACATCATATTTAAATAAAAAATTTTCTATTTTAGTTCCTATAAGTTCCTATAAGTTCCTATGCCGTGCGTAATAATATAGGTGTAAGGATTAATAACTTAATTCACTCCTCTGTTTTTCATCCATTTCTTTTCATCTACTATTCCTACCTTACAATGTAAAAACCATATTTAAGCTTCCTACTGTTTTTGCAACAAGATTTTTTTCATGATTACTCCTTCTAAAAAAAGCTACCCTCTCTAAACAAGAGGGTTCTTTTTTTTAGCTTACTAACCAAACATACATTCGTAGTTAATCACTTAATAATAACTACTATATATATACATTTAATTACAACGAAAGAGGTGAGTTCCATCGCAATAACGCAAGACTCCCGAGGAAGAATCGTTGTGGATGGGTATACACTCACTCCTAAACAAGCCAGGTTTTGCGAGGAATATGTTTCTAACGGGAATGTTATTAATGAAGCCGTTATTAAAGCTGGTTATTCAAAATCCAGTCCATCGGTCGTTAATAACATGGGCCTAGAAAACCTTAATAAACCTGCCTGCAAGGCTTATATAGCTGAATTACAACAACGATTTAGACAAACTACAGATCATAGAGTAGCAACCATAGAAGAACGTCGTAACTTACTTACTCAATGGATTTACAGCGACGACGTAAGATATAACGACAAACTTAAAGCACTCGATATCTTAAACAAGATGGATGCTGCATATGAACAACGCATCAAAATGGACACAACGATTAATAATCCGGTTCAATCGTTAACGACAGAAGAGCTACGAAAGCTAATTGATAATAAATCCGATTAACTTTCCCTATGTATTTTCGATTACATGCGAACACATACGAACACCAAAAGGAGGTGAGATGAATTCCACAAGTAAGCCAAATGAGAATGACACCAGAGTTAAAAGAACGTCTTCAATATGAAGCAAGGTTAGAACTCGCTCGGCGTGACTTCTTTGATTATTGCGAATTAATGGCTCCCGACTTTTATAAACGATCGAGGCCTTATCTCCTTTATCTAACCTCGGTACTTCAAGACTTCGTATCACAGTCCAATAAGAAAGTATTAGTCGTATCTATGCCACCTCGTACCGGTAAATCAAGAACAGCCACTAAATTCGTTGAGTGGTATCTCGGTAAAGATCCGACACAAAAAATAATGACGGGATCTTACAACGAAACACTATCGACACAATTTGCTAAGTCAGTCAGAAATGCTATACAGACTAACAAAGCTGATCCATTTACACCGGTATACTCCGACGTATTCCCAGACGTAAAAATAAAACAAGGTGATGCGGCTATGAATATGTGGTCTTTAGAAGGCCAATATTCGTCTTATCTTGCTACATCTCCTTCGGGTACTGCTACCGGTTTCGGGTGTTCTTTAATGATCATAGACGACGTTATTAAGAATGCACTAGAAGCTAATAATCAGTTAACTAAACAAGCTCACTTCGAATGGTTTACTAATACGATGTTATCTCGTCTAGAAGAGGGCGGCAAAATCATTATTATTATGACACGCTGGGCGTCCGATGATTTAGCTGGACGTATTATTAATCACTTTAAAGACGATGCCGAAGTCGTATCACTTAAAGCGCTCCAAGACGATGGAACTATGTTATGTGACGAAGTACTATCCCGCGAGTCTTACGAAGAGAAAAAGAAGCTAATATCGCCCGATATATTTTATGCTAACTACCAACAAGAACCGATCGACTTAAAAGGTCAGCTTTACTCATCGTTTAAAACTTATGATACACCTCCTCAATTCGAACGTATCGAAGCATACACCGATACAGCAGATACTGGCTCTGACTACTTATGTTCTATTATATACGGCGTTTATCAAAAAGAAGCCTACATCCTCGACGTTATTTACACGAATGATCCGATGGAGATAACGGAACCACTCGTAGCAAAACATCTATACGAATATAAAGCGAATATTGCTCACATCGAATCTAACAATGGCGGCCGAGGCTTTAGCCGACAAATCATTCATTATCTAACTAATACCTATAACACTAACTACACTACAATAAAAGCTTTCCATCAAAGTAAGAATAAACAATCCCGTATCTTATCTAATGCTACCTGGGTAATGGAACATATCTACTTCCCGTATAACTGGCATAATAAGTATCCAGAATTTTATAAAGCCATCACAAGCTACCAGCGTGAAGGTAAAAACCTACACGACGATGCTCCCGATGCACTAACCGGTGTAGCAGAAAAGATTAATACACAAACACCGACATTCGAATTTGTATAAGAAAGGACCTAAATGCTAAACGAAGAATGGAACGATATCATCCGTAAGCATGCCGGTATGTCCGAGTCCCAATTCGTGCAAGCAGAACTCGAAGCGTTTCTTTTCTCTAAGAAACGACAAGAGATACTCCAGGCACGTAACTACTATCAAGGTAAACATAAACTACCAGAACATGTAGTCATGGACTCTAACGGCAATCCGACCGACGCTAAAGGTACGATTCCTAACAACAAGATTATTAATAACCTATTCGATGATTTAGTCGATCAAAAGACTAATTATCTATTATCAAAGCCTATCGACGTTAAATCGACTACAGACTTAACCGACTTCTTTAATAAGAACTTCCAACGGACATTAAAGAATCTCGGTAAAGATGCTTATATCGGAACAATAGCTTACTTACATCCCTATATCGATAATCAAGGTAACTTCAAACTAAAACGAATGAAGCCCGAATTCGTTATCCCGCTATGGCACGACGAGGAACACGATTCACTCGATGCTTTTATTTACTTCTATGAATTCGAAGTATATATGACGCCGAAAACTAAGACTTCCTTCTATAAGGTCGAATATTACAAGCCAGAAGGTGTTACGTACTACGACTACATCAATGGAACACTTCAACCAGATACGACTAAAGCATCCAAACCTTATATTCAAAGTAGCGGCCTTTCTTATAATTGGCAGTCGGTTCCCTTAATCTGGTTCCGATCTAATTCAGAAGAAGTACCGTTACTCTCTAAGATAAAGCCACTACAAGATGCACTTAATCAAATGTTGTCTAATTTTGCTAACGTAATGTCTCAAGACGTTCATAATACGATTCTCGTTATTAAAGGATATGATGGTGAAAACTTAGCTAACTTTAGGGAACAATTAGCACGATATGGAGCGATTAAAATTACGTCTTCCCCGGAATTCGAATCTGGAGTCGAAACACTTAATATCGAAGTTAATGCTTCCAACTACGAAACGATTATTAAGCTTCTTGAACGAGCTATTATCACGAATGGTCGAGGTTTCGATGCAAAAGATGATCGTATGGCAAATAACCCGAATCAGATGAACATTAATTCAATGTATTCCGATATCGATCTCGATGCTAACGAAATGGAAACCGAATTCCAGGCATCACTCGAGCGCCTATTAACATTCATTAATGCATACCTTTCATTATCTAACAAACCTATATCTAACGATACAGTATTTATATTTAACCGAGACTTACCATTAAATCAATCTGAGTTAATCGATGCATGTCGAAACTCTACCGGTATTATCTCTGAAGAAACGATAGTCGCTAACCATCCGTGGACTCTCGACACAAAAGAAGAACTTGAGCGTATTAAGAAAGAACGTAACGAGGTACTAAACAATGACGTACTGGGAACAACGCTTTCTTAATTTAAAAGAAGATGGCTTACACGTAGCACAATCCTCTTACGAAGACCTTACTTCGATATATGCGTATTCCTTAACTAAGTACGAGAACCAGATAGCCGGTTTCATACAAAAATACGCTAACTCTAATAACCTCTCCCTTGCCGATGCTAAGAGACAGTTATCGGCACGAGAATTAAAAGATTTTAAGATAACGCTTAACCAATACATTAAGCTTGCACAACAAAAGAATTTATCCCCGAAACAAATAAAACTTCTTGATAATGCTTCCTTACGGGCACGTCTATCACGCCTAGAAGAATTATGGATTCATACTTCACAGTTTGTCGAAATCTTAGCACAAGAACAGCATACCAACATAAGCGATGCACTAAATAAAGTTTATAACTCGACCTACTACGAAGCCGCATATCTTACACAATCACTACAAGGGCAATATCAAACATTTAGACAAATACCTAAGAAAGCCATTCAAGAAGCTATTAATACGCCGTGGAACAACCAAGACTTCTCACAACGTATCTGGGATCAACGAGATAAGTTAATCACGAAGCTACAGCAAGAGATAACACGTTCCTTTATTGCACAAGAACCAACAGAACGCATTACAGAACGTATATCCCAAGCTTGTAACGTACAAATGTCGAATGCACGACGTTTAGTCGAAACAGAAGTAGCTTACGTACAAGAATTAGCACTTAATAATACGTTTAAAGAATTAAACGTTAAACAATATCAGATACTAGCAACCCTCGATAAGCATACATCGTCAGTATGCCGTCACCTCGATAAACACATTGTCGATCGTACCGACTTTAAGCCTGGCATTACGGCTCCACCGTTTCATCCGTATTGTCGTTCGACGATGATACCTAACGTACCATTGCAATCTAGGGCATCACGACCAGATACTAAGACGGAATATGTACCCGATATATCTTACGAAGAGTGGAAAGCTACTTACCTAAAGTAGCGCCGCTAGACAACATTCATTCATTTATCTAACCCTTGTCTTTTTAAATACGCTACAGACGATAAAGAATAACGTATTACATCCTTTAAATAAAGTGAGAGATGTGACTCTCGTAAATAAAACGAATTCATTATAGGAGATTAACTAACAATGACTAAAGAAGAATTACTTGCACTTAATCTTACAGAAGAACAAGCAACAGCGATCATCGAGGATTATGGCAAAAACTATGTAACAAAGTCTCAATTTAATGAGAAAAACGAAAAATATAAGCAACTTAAATCCGAGATCGAAACCACACGAAGCGAAATCAATAAACTAACCGAATCTGAAACAGCTAATGAAACATTGAAAGCACAGATTAAAGAATTACAAGAAAAAGCCGCTGAACGTGATACTCAATATGCACAACAAATTAAAGATATGCAAGTCGATAACGGTATCAATACCGCAATTCTTCAATGTGGCGTAAAGAATCCGAAAATCTTAACTTCCCTCTTAAATAAACAAGCTATCGAATTAAAAGAAGACGGCACTCTAACAGGCCTTACCGAGCAAATCGAAGCTTTAAAACAATCGGATCCTTACTTATTCGCCGAATCTAAACCAGTCGGTGTCGTACCTGGTGAATCTAACGCTAACCCTAATCCTGGTATTACGAAAGAACAATTTAACAAAATGTCTTACAAAGATAGAGTAGCACTACAGGAAAGCGACCCGGATCTTTACACTCAATTATCTAACTAATTTATTTAACATGGAGAACATTTAACAAATGGCTAACGAAACAAAACTCGCTAATATTATTAATCCACAAGTTATGCAAGATATGGTATCTGCTGGCTTGCCAAAAGCATTAAAATTCACACAATTCGCACAAGTAAACGAAGACCTTAAAGGCGTTCCTGGCGATACTATCACAATTCCGGTATGGGCTTATATCGGTGCAGCTGAAGACGTTGCAGAAGGTGCAGAAGTAACGACTACTACTATGACTGCTTCCACTAAAACAGTACAAATTAAAACAGCTGGTAAAGCTATTACATTAACAGATAAAGCAGTTAACTCTGGTTTGGGTGATCCTGTCGGTCAAGCTACTCATCAATTATCTTTGTCTATCGCTGATAAAATGGATAACGATGTATTGGCAGCTCTAGCTACTACTACTTTGGCAGCTACTTCCGCTAAAGCTATCTCTTATGAAGGCGTTGTATCTGCTGTCGATAAATTAAACGAAGAAGGTAATACTGAAAAAGTTCTTTTCGTAGCTCCTAGCCAAGTAACAACTTTACGTTTGGATCCTAACTTCATCGACCGCAATAAATATAATGCCGACGTAATGATCAACGGTGAAATCGGTATGATCGCTGGCTGTCGTGTAGTTGCATCTCGTCGTATCGACGACTCCAAAGCTACTATCGAAAACTATATCGTATGCTTGTCCCCTGAAGTCGAAGACGGTACTCCAGCTCTTCCAGCTGTTACTATCTACACTAAAGCTGAAGCTATGCTCGAAACAGAACGCCATGCTAAAGCTCTATCCACAGATGTAGTAGTATCTGCACATTATGCTGTAGGTTTGACTAACGAATCTAAAGTAGTTAAAGCAACTTTCAAAAAATAATAAGGGTTAAATAATCATGGATAACATAAAAGAACTCATTCGGTTCACGACTCATTTTAACGTGACTCCGGAATATGACAACGTTCTTCAATACATCTATGATACGGAACGGCAATATCTTCTTAATATCTTAAACGAAGAAGAGTTGCCGTCCGAACTCTCTGGCTTACTTGACAAAAGAGTAGCCGCAAGGTTTATCGATCATCATAAGGATATCATTCTTAAAGAAGCCGACCTTCAACCGATCACCAGATTAAAAGAGGGTGATACGGAAATTGAGTTCGGCGGCGATAATACCTTACATTATTTAACTTCTCTCATTACTAAATGGACTTCCTTAGAAGGTACTGATATAACATGTTATCGCAAATTAAAATGGTAGCTCGTCAACATATCGAGCGTCTTTATACAGATACATGTATTCTTACTGAACAGAAGAAAGCCATACAAGATCCTCTCACTGGCATAATTAAGAACGGCGAACTCGAGGCAATCAGTTACCCTTGTCGAGTTTCATTTAAGACTCTTCAGACTAACGATATCGTTAATAAGCTACCATCGGCTTCTCAGACCGTAGTCTTATTCATTTCGCCCGACGTCGAAATTAAGCCAGGTACCGATATCGAGGTTATCCGTAACGGTCGACACTTCAACTATACAGCTTCCTCTCAAGTAGCGTTATACGACATTCACCAAGAGATCCAATTAACGCTTAAGAGTAAACATAATGGCTAACGTAATAGTCGATCTCTCCGGATTCGAAGAATTATTAAAGAAGACAAACGAGCTTCAGAATAATATATCTTCATTAAACGAGGAAATCACCGATAACTTAGCACAACATTATTTAGCCGAAGCTATAGCGAATACTCCAGTCGGTCAGCTACAGATATCGCCAGACGGTAAATACCGTTCAGAATCGGAACACATGAGACGATCCTGGGAAGCAGAACGTATTAATGACTCTACCGTTAAAGTACAGAATTCGGCTTCCTATGCTTCGTATGTAAACGACGGCCACCGACAACGACCAGGACGTTTTATTCCCGTACTCGGTAAACGTCTTACTAAGTCGTTCGTTAAAGGTCTACACATGCAAGAGAAGGCAGAAGCGGCTACGAGAAGAGCTTCAGATAAGATTATGAAGAACGCGCTCGACGAGTACTTATCAACGTGGAGCAAATAATGAACTATATTAATGAAATCATCGACGGCATAGCTAAATCATTATTTAACTCTTTTAAATATCCTATATACATCGACGAGATTAAATCAGATGCACAATTCCCTTGTTTCATAATAGAGACACTTAATACAGAACAGACACATATCATGGACGTACGTTATAACCGACGTAATGACTTCGATATTATGTTCTTTATTTCAGACGACGACTATATCGAATCTCAGAAGGAACAGATTAACCCCGTAACCGAGAGCTTATATTTCGATTTAGAGTATATAACACTCTCTGACGGATCACTCCTTAACGGTATCGATATGAGTCACCGTATCACAGACGGCATCTTACATTTTAAGGTCTCGTACGAATATCATATCTTAAAAGTAATCGATAAAGATCCTATGCTTACATTAAATCAAAATCAAGAGGTAACAGATAATGCCAAGAACAAAGAAAACTGACGAAGTAGTAGAAGTTACGAACGAAGTGACTAACGAAAACACTGCTCCAGTTCCTACTTTTTCCCCGGAAGTAATTATTGCTTCTGACCGTTTTAAACAATACGCCGACTTAATTGCAGCTGTCATCGAAGATCGTGAATACAGCATCGAGGAAGTTGAAGCTTTACTACAAGATACTTTAAATAAACCGGTCATTGAAGTTTTCAATGACGAAATCTTTAACGATTAATTTTTTAAATAAAAGGAGAACTACTCAATGGCATTAGGTGGCGGTTACTGGCTATTCCAAAATAAAACATTGCCAGGCGCATATATCAACTTCGTCTCCAAAAATAAAGCATTTGCCGAAATCGTAGATCGTGGTTATGCGACTATGGCACTTTCCTTAGACTGGGGCGAAACTAACAAAATCGTGCGTGTCGAACAAGAAGAGTTCCAAAAAGACTCCGTTAAAATCTTCGGTTACGACTATGCTCACGAAAAAATGAAAGGTCTACGTGATCTTTTCATTAATACTAAAACTTTATATTTATATCGTTTAAACTCCGATGCTGTTAAAGCACAATCTACTATCGCTACAGCTACATGTGGTGGCGAACGTGGTAACGATATCGCAGTCGCAGTAGCAGCCGATATCAACGATGCATCTAAATTCACGGTAACAACTTACTTAAAAACAGACGGCGTCGTTAAGAAAGTCGACGAACAAACTGGTCTAGCTACTCCGAAAGACCTCGTTAATAATGCATTCGTTACATTTAACGAAATCTCTGCATTTACGGCACAAGCAGCTACATACTTAACTGGCGGTACTAACGGTACAGCTGTTCAAGCATCCGACTATCAGAAGTATATCGAATTAATCGAGCCATTCTATTTTAATGTGTTAGGTTATACTGGCTCCGATACTACAATTCAAAACTTGTTTATTGCATTTGCTAAACGTACTCGTGAAACGACAGGTCAAAAATTCCAAGTATGTCTTTACAACAATACTCGTGCTAATTACGAAGGCGTCATTTCTTTAGCTAACAAAGTTAACGACAAAGGCGCTGAACCAGGTGCTGGTGTATATTGGTTAACTGGGGCCGAAGCATCTTGCCCTATTAATAAATCTTTGACTAATAAAATTTACGACGGCGAATACAACCTCAACGTTCAATATAAACAATACGAATTAGAACAGTTTATTAAAGGCGGTCAAATCGTATTCCATAATGTAGCCGATTCTGCATCTGGTAACGTTAAAGGCAACACTCGTCTATTATCCGATGTTAATACGTTTACAGAATTCTCTAAAGAACGTACTAAAGACTTCGCTCTTAACCAAGTTATTCGCGTACTCGATAACTCCGCATACGATGTAGCTCGATTATTTAACAATTATTATTTAGGTAAAACTCCTAACGATAAAGATGGTCGTATTGCATTGTGGAACGATATCGTTAAATTGTTCGAAGATTATGCTAAAGTACGTGCAATCAAAGAATTCGAATCTAAAGACGTTCAAATTCCTCAAGAAGGCGACGAAAAAGGTTCTGTAGTCGTGAACTACGAAATTAATCCGACAGTCGCTATGGATAAATTGTATGCTACTTGCTACGTTAAATAAGGAGTTAAATAATGGCAGATAAAGCTCAAACTATGTTAGCAAAAGACGTTATTCGCGCAGTCGAAGCTCGTGCTTATATGACTATTAACGGTAAACGTCGTTTGTTACTCAACGCTAAAAAAGTCACTATTAAAGTCGATAAAACTAAAGAAGAAGTGGCTATTTTAGGTCGTATTACTAAAGGCAATAAATCTACTGGTGCTAAAGGTACTGGTTCTATGACCGTATACGATAATACACCTATCTTTACAGAATTAATGATCGACTTCATGAATCACGGTAAAGACGTATACTTCGATCTTCAAGTGACTAACGAAGATTCTGATAGTGCAGCTGGTTCTCGTACAGTCGTTATCAAAGGTGTTAATATCGACAACTTTGATTTAACTTTATGCGATGCTGACGGCAAATATTTGGAACAAGACGTAGACTTCACATTCGAAGGTCTCGAAATTCCAGAAAACTTTAAAGAATTAGACGGTATGCAAGCCTAATTCCGCGTAAATCTTAGATAAGGGGCCTTATGGCTCCTTATTATTCTATATAAGGAGATTAACCTCTATGGCAGATATCAAAAATATGTCCTTAAATGGATTCTTTAAATCTAATGCTAAATCTTTACCCGATGTAAAGGTAGTCGTATCTGAACGCTTTACTAACGAAGACGGCAGTCCGATCGAATGGGTACTACATCCTATTAGCACTAAATTAGTCGAAGAAATTACGAAACGCAATACTAAAACTACGATTAAAAACGGCAAAAAAGAATCTACCGTTAACGAAGAAAACCTTAACGCAGAACTTCTTGAAGCTGTCGTATTATATCCGTCTCTTAACGATGCCGAATTGCAAGACTCTTATGGTGTATCCTCCGCTAATGAATTGTTAGGTGCTATGTTATACCCTGGAGAAACACAAGTATTAACAGCTGCGTTACAAGAAGTAATGGCTGGTACTAAAGCTAACGATATCGACGAATTAAAAAACTAATAGAGGAGAACCCCGAGGCATATCTCTACCATAGGGCCCTCCAAGATTTACATATCCGTCCGCTCGAATTAAATTCTATGGATGAACAGGAACGCAACTTTATTTTTGCTTCCCTCGCCATGAGAGAAAAAGAGCGGGCCCACATTTCTAAAGAATTAAAACGAAATAAATCAGGAGTTGAATATGTCTATACTATCTAACACGATTAAGTTAAATAACGGTGTTTCTCCTGTCTTAAAAGATATAACTCAAACGGCTGGCAGTGCTTCGTCTAGTATGTCGAATTTTGCTCAACAAGTTACGAATACTGGCAACGCTGCCAATAATGCACATGGCTCTTTATCTAACCTTAAATCTATTTTCTTAGGTTCTCTAGGGGCTAATATAGCAGCTGCTGCTATTGCTAAAGTAGGCGATGCTATCGGTCATGTATTCGAAGCAGCACAAGAATTCTCATCTATTCAAGCTCGACTCGGTTTAATTGTGGGGGAGCAAGGCAACGTAGCAGCTTTAAATAAAGAGATTTATGAATCGGCTAGACGTTCTCGTACTGAATATGCTTCTATGGCTGAAACGGTAGCTACATTATCTCAATCGGCACACGATGCATTCCCAGACCCTAAAGAAGCTGTAGACTTCGCTGAAAAAATCAATAAAGTAATGGCTATCGGTGGTACGACTGGCGTTAATAAGAAGAACGCTATGATTCAGTTAACACAAGGTTTAGCATCTGGTCAGCTACAAGGCGATGAATTCCGAAGTATTGCCGAAAATGCTCCGATGATCGAGAATATCATAGCTAAAACTATGGGCGTTTCTCGTGGTGAGTTAAAGAAACTAGCTTCTGAAGGTAAAGTCACAGCTGAAGTGATTAAGAAGGCTATGACAGATAATGCCGACGAAATTGAAGAAGCATATCGTAAATTGCCACATACATTCGCTGACTGGGCCACTGACATCAAGTCAGTCGCCGAATATGCTTTTGCTCCATTATTCGATGCTGTTAATGAATTAGCTAATTCTCCAGAATTCAGACAATTTGTCGATAGCATAGAAAATAATATTCAGTATATAGCTCCGATTATTAAAAATGTATTCAATGAAATATCGTATGCATTTAAACAAGTATTAACGACAGGTCAACAAGTATTTGGCTGGTTACAAGAAAATGCATGGTTCGTACATGCTGCTTTATTTGCAATAGCTACGATAGCTCTCGTATATGCTGCTAACTGGTTAGTTGCTACGGCTTCTACTGTAGCTGCTACTGTTGCTCAATGGGGATTAAATGCTGCTATGTTAGCATGTCCAGCAACATGGGTAGCGTTAGCTATTATGGCTATTATCGGTGCATTATATCTCGTTATCGATATGTATAACGAATGGGCTGGTACTACGTATACAGTGGTCGGTGTTATCGCTGGTGTATTCGGTGCATTATGGGCTGTTATTTATAATCAAATAGCTTATATCTGGAATGTCTTTATTATTTTCGCTAACTTCATTTCAGATGTATTTAATAATCCGACTAAGGCAATACAAAATTTATTTAAACGTTTATGGAACAACTTAGTCGAATTCGCCGTACAAGGTATTAATGCGATGCTCGGCGTTATGAAACAAGTACCGTTCCTTAAAAATTTATTAGATGGTGTCGGTAATGTCGTAGCTTCCAGATTCCAAGTACAAGTCGATGCTGGTGCGTTTGACGATTATAAATTAGAAAGCAAGAGTATTTTAGGTACTGCAAGTGACTGGCAGAATGCTGGCGATAGTTTAGTCGGCAAAATCAGTAACATCTTTAATCCTAGTCAACCAAGTATTAATACTGATGAACAAGAAGCTAATAGCGACAAACGTGCAGCCGTATCCGATGCTGCTAAAGACACAGCTAAAAATACAAAGAAAACTGCTAAAAATACAGCAAAAACAGCTAAAGCATTACAGTTAACAGCCGACGAAATTAATACGTTAAATAAAGGCATTATGAACGATGCTATTAAGTCCTGGTCTCAACGTACTATCCACTTAAACGTAACAAATAATAATCAAATTGATTCTAGTGTCGACTATAACGACTTTAGTACTAACTTCGCTAATGGCCTAGTCAATGCATTCCAACGTAATACTGGGGAGGCTTTAACATAATGTATTATTTCTACTTAGACAACCTCCAGATACCGATCCCGCCTAAATCTCTCGAGATCTCTTATAGCAACAAGAACGAAACAATCGATCTTTTACAAACTGGTGAAGTAACGATACCTAAACCTATGGGCTTGACTGAATACTCCTTCGAGATTCTTTTACCTAATAGTAAATATCCGTTTAATCAGTCCATTCTCGAGAAGAGTAAAAAAGCCGAGTATTATGCTAAGAAGATTCATAGCATGAAAACAGCCGGTAACCCAGTTAAATTTACCGTAGTTCGTATGAAACCGAATGGTGAAATGCTTAGTATGATCACGGAACGAGTTACGATCGAGACTCTTACGAATAAAGAAGACCATGATTATGGCTTCGATATGTATTTAAGTATCACGTTAAAACAATGGAGAGACTACGGCACTAAGAAGCTAGTGATCGAAGAAAATAAGGACGGTAGTGCTAGTGCAGCCGTTAAGACAGAACGTCCGACCGATAAAGTACCGGCTAAGGAAGTTAAATCTCCTAACGGTTTTAATAAGGCAACTCTGCAAAGAGTGGTAAAACAAGAATTCGGCAACACTAATAATTTATTTAAAATTGCCGCGTTAAATAAAATTGGAGTACCTTGCTATTTAGGTGCTACTCAAGCACTCAGTATGTATAACGAAGGAAAGGGGACTGACGCATGGACGGATCTCATTCTCAAAAAGTAACACATGCTCCTCTTCGTGTACGATACGAGTTACTCGTAATGCATGACCGAAAGGACATGTATTTATTAGACCCGCAAGACGGGGTTACGCTAGATCGTAGCCCTGACCTTGCTCCGGCTAAACTAACTTTTAAAGTATTTAAAGATAAAATCCTTAATATCGAAGAAGGCGACCTCGTTAATCTTAAAGTTAACGGTGAATTAGTATTCGTCGGCTATATCTTCGAGAAGAAACGTAGTAAAGATAACTTTATCGAAGTAACGGCATACGATCAATGTCGTTATTTAAAATCGGAAGGTTATTACGTATTCGACGGTACTAAAACAGCCTCCGAATTGATTAAAGCCTTAGCCGCAGATTTAGCTATTAAATTAGGTGATATTAGCCCGACCGTATATAAGATTAAATACATCTACGACGGTAAAACGTATCAAGATATCTTCCTCGATATGTTAAAACAGACTAATATTTACTCTCCTAAGATACCGGTCATGAAGCCGTTAAAGAAGTCGACCGATAGTAACTTCGCGGCGCCTAATGGTACCTACTACGAACAAAACGACATTAAATATCTTACTGATCACGGTTATAAACAGGAAGATGCATTAAACGAATTAGCTAAGTCGCCTAAATATAAAGTTAAAACATGGGATGCTACTCAAAACGCTAAGATGGCTCCCCCTAAACGAGCTACAGATTCCGATAAGTTGGCTCCTAATGGCATTTATTATGAGAAAAACGATATTAAATATTTAACCGATCATGGCTATACCGAAGAGGCGGCGATAGCCGAATTATCTAAATCTGATAAGTATAAGGCTAAAGAATCCGAAATGAAGGAACGTAAGCCTGTATTCTTAGCATATGACGATAAAGGTCTACTCGTCGTTAAAGAACTTAACGATATGATAACCGACGTTCTTATCGACGCAACTCAAGTAGGAGACTATGAATATATATCTTCTATCGAGGATACCTTTACACAAGTCTTAGTAGTGCGTGAAGCTAAGGCTACCGAAAACGGTGAAGAAACTAAGAAATTCTGGCGTACTGGCGCAGCTTATGCTAAGAACGAAACTCAGAAATGGGGCGTACTTCAGAAGGTATTTAAGCCCGACGATAAGAAGACTAACGCTATCGAATATGCTAAGAATTTACTCGATACGTTAGCTCGAAAAACTCACACACTACGTTTAAAAGACTGTCTCGGTCATACCGAAATACGACCTGGCTCCGGTATCTGGTTAAACTTTAATATCGGTGATCAGATTATTAATGAATTGGTGTATGTTCAAGCCGTTACTCATAAATTTAATAATAATAAGCACTTAATGGATATGGATATTATCTACTTTGATAAACAACAACCCGAGATTACGGTCGAAGATAGAGGCGACGAAGAAATTCGTAAGCGTATCCAAGCTATGAATAAGAAATCTGGCGGCACTTCTAAAGGTACTGGTACGACTGGTAACGCTACAAATGCTGGTGTACAAGCTGGCTTTGATTCTATTGTCGGTACTACTTCTGCTTATGGTGACGTAGGATGTGTCGACAGAGCGACAGCCGGTGGTTCTTATTACAATAGCGATTTAGCCGATGCTTATAAACAAGGTATTAAAGATGTACCTGGACTTAAGACATTTATGAATGGTCGAGGTTATGCGATCGAGTCCTATACTGGTACAGCTAACCCTGGCGATATTCTTATCTATGACGGTGATGAACATGTCGTAATAGCCGACGGTGCTGGTGGCTGTGTCGGTAACAGTACTAAAGCTGGTTCTGTTATTCGCTATAGCGATGTTAACTATGCATATCATAACGGTACTCCACCTACTCATATTATTAGAACAGGTGTTAAATAATGGAAAATGATTTTAATAAGATATTAAGCGTTATTAAGTCAGCGGCCGTTACAGCTGTCGAAAACACGAAGCCGGCTACGATGTTAATCGGTGTCGTCGTTTCCGAAGCTCCACTTCAAATAGCACTCGATTCTACGTTAATTATTCCAGAAGACCATATCATGTTAACTAAAAATACGTGTGAATGGACGATGGAAATGAGTGTCGATCATATCACCGAGAACCGAAGTGGTGGCGGTGGTTATGCTGAATTTGCGAGTCATAATCACGAATATAAAGGCCGTAAGAAGTACTTAGTACATAACCAATTAAAAGTCGGTGATAAGGTATGGCTATTTCAAGAAACTGGCGGTCAGCGCTATATTGCAATCGACCGTGTATATAATCCGAATACGGGGTGTACGACTAAATAATGGCACTAACTCCTATGTCTAGTTATAACCAACTTGATAGCAGTTTGGTTACGAAGAAACAGACTTCTAATACCTTCAGAGTTAGATACGAAGACGATTATAAATTAATCGGTATGTGTGACGACTATGAAGCGATGAAACAAGCTATCTTTAAAATAATTAATACAGAACGCTACAAATATTTAATATACGACTGGGATTATGGCATCGAATTAAACGATTTAATCGGTGAAGCCATTCCTTATGTATATGCCGAAATTCAAAGACGTATCACCGAAGCTCTGCTTGCCGACGATAGAATCGACAAAGTATACGACTTTAATTTCTCGAATAACGGTGGCGACGTATTATGTGTATTCTCGTGCGACACTATTTACGGCACGATTAACGATATATATAAAGAGGTAACAGACTATGTACGAAAATAAAACTTATGAGAATATATTAGCTGATGCCTTATTCAGAACTGAAACTAAATACGATAAACGACAAGGATCCATGATTTATGACTCATTGGCTCCTTTTTCTTTTGAGTTAGCTGAAGCCTATATTATGGCTCAAGTTATTATGAGACAGACATATGCTAAGACAGCTGACCGAGCATTCTTAGAATTAAGAGCACTCGAATTTAATATTATCCCTCGTGAAGCTACGGCGGCCGAAGTTAAAGGTGTCTTTGACCGAGCAGTCGACATCGGTACTCGGTTTAACTTCGAAGATCTTAACTTCCGGGTCATAGATGTAATCGATTTATCTAAAAACGAATTCAAATTAATCTGTGAAACTCCTGGCGCTAAAGGTAACTATTGTATAGGCCGTATCACGCCAATTAATACGATCCCGGGGTTACAAAATGCCGAAATTACAGAAGTGTTAGTGCCGGGGCAAGACGAAGAAGATACGGAAGCCTTCCGAGAAAGATATATCCGTGCATTAAAATCTAAAGCCTACGGTGGTAACGGTGCTGACTATAAAGAAAAAGTACTCTCCGTTAATGGTACAGGCGGTTCTAAAATCTATAGATGCTGGAACGGTGGCGGTACTGTTAAGGTCGTTATTATCAATAATGAATTTAATAAGCCGTCGCAAGAGCTCGTTAAAGAAGTACAGAACGTCTTCGATCCGACTCCTAATCAAGGAAAAGGGTATGGTTTAGCTCCGATCGGTCATACCGTAACAGTCGAAGCAGCCGAAGAAGTCGTTATTAACTACGAGATCCCGGTCGTTATGGCTGCCGGTCATGAACCTTCCGAGATTCAAACCGAGCTTACTAAGAAGATCGAAGAACGTTTGAAGGTACGACGTAAAGAATGGACGACGCAAGACGAGACTCAGTTCCTTACAGTACGAACTTCTATCGTAACTTCCTTAGCTGTCGATTTAGATAAAGTAATCGATGTCGGCGATATTAAAATTAACGGTCAGAAGGTTAAGCGCCTCGATTTACGGCCTAATCAAATCCCGAAATTGGGTACTGTTACATTAATTAAAGGTTAATCATTATGGCAATATTTGATAATTATACTCGTATCATCGATTTATCCGAATTTGCTGTACCGGTATCTGGTAAGGTAGCTGAGATGCAAGAGATCTATAGAGTCGAAAGCATCGAAATGCAAGCTTTATGGAATACTATGGTCGAGATATTCAGAGAACAGTTTATTATGACGGCTGAATCTCATGGTTTAACGCAATGGGAATCCATATTAGATATTGTACCCGAGGTAGACGATACAATTGACGACCGAAGATTTAATATCTTATTAGCACTTGCCGGTCAACGGCCTTATACCGAGATTAAGTTACGAGAACTTCTCGACGGTATTTGTGGCCCTGGTAACTATCGTATAGTCGAAGATTATAAGAACTATAACGTTCATTTTAAAGTATCGTTGGGCGTAAAGAAACAACGTGATGCTGTATCTAAGCTATTACGAGACTTAATCCCGATGAACCTTATCTACGATGTGGACTTATTATATAACCGTCATATCGATTTAAGTCGGTATACGCATAAGGAACTTGCTCAATTTACACATTTTGTACTTAACCAGGAGGTTTTACCTAAGTAATGGCAACATATACAAAGAATATTAATTTACTTAAACCGGCCGAACAAGAAAAATACGATGTAAACCTTCGTAATAATAACTGGGATAAGATCGATAAAGCTATCGGCGACACTAGCGATGCTATTAAGAAACATAAAGAAGCTAACCCTATCGATCATCCAGATGGTAGTGTAACGACTCCTAAACTACGTGATCAAAGTGTTACGACTCCGAAATTAGCCGATAAATCTGTTACAGCTGCTAAATTAGCCGACGATATTAATATGAAGTTAGATAATAGCTATGTTAAGAAGTCTGGCGACACTATGACTGGTCCATTAACAATTTCTAATAATACCTATATTAGAATTAACAGAAAAAATGGAGCAGGATTCCATACTATCTCTGACGGTGGAATGGATAGTGACGGTGGTGGAACTAACTTAGATTTAGGTAGTTACACTGCTACTAGAGAAAGTAACTTATGCTGTAGAAACAGACCTGGTTGGTTCGGTAAAGACGGGCAGCCTGTATTTAAGCCTTTTATGACTCTCCAGGATATTAGCATTACGTACGGCAATATTCGAGACGGCGGAACTCTACCAATCCCGGATGGTTTTAGCGAAGACGAATGTAACTGGCTGTTAAGCATCGACCAATCTAATATCGATAAATGGTATATCGACTTTAGGGAAAGTAACTCCTCTAACATGATTAACCTTGAATGCTGGCGTGAAGGACGCAAAGTCCATGTCGGTACTCGTTTGAAAGGTCAAGACGGTATCAGTAAAACTTACAATGACTCTACTAAGAATAACGGTGCAGAAGTATTTTTACCGGGTACAGCTAACTATATCTGTATCGCTGTTAAACGAGGTTAGATAATGGAACAAATTAAACGTAAAGATGAGACATTATATATTGGCTCCGACTGGTCTCGTGTATACGAAATTAAGGGCATGGATCTTACCGATGCGACAGCTGTATGCAAATTCCGTGATACTAGCGATAACCTATTAATTGAAGCAGAATGTACCGTACAAGATAATCGCATTTATCTAACCGTTAATTCTGCCCTTAGTCTTAAGATACCTAGAGGAGTCAAGCAAGGCCGCTACGATATCTTCTTACTAGGCAAGACTTATACTTATAAAATCATGATGGGTAGTATCACGTTCGTTCCCGACGTTAGTATGCACTAGGAGATTCATATGGATAAATTAGAAGTTATTACTATCGAACCTAGCACACCGAAGGTGTTGGATGTTACGATTCAGCCTAACGGCATAATCGGCACTGGTTATATAGCGGGCCCTATGGGTCCTCAAGGTAAGGATGGCTTACCTGGTCCGCAAGGTGCTAAGGGCGAAAAAGGTGATCCTGGTGAACCAGGCCCTAAAGGTGAAGTCGGGCCGCAAGGTCCGGCGGGTCCGAAGGGCGATAAGGGCGATCCTTTTACATTTAACGATTTTACTAAAGAACAGCTCGATTCTCTTAAGGTAACTACTAAAGGTACAGCTGTAGCTGGCCCTCCTGGTCCTATGGGTCCAGCTGGTATTCAAGGTCCGCAAGGTATCCCCGGCCCTCGTGGTGAAGTCGGTCCGCAAGGCGAACGTGGTAACGATGGCCTACCGGGTAAACCTGGCCCGAAGGGAGATCCCGGACCGGTCGGTCCACAGGGTCCACAAGGATTAAAAGGTGATCCTGGATTAACGGGTCCAGCTGGTATACAAGGCGAACGTGGTCCGCAAGGTTTAACTGGGCCTCGTGGTGAAGCCGGGCCTAAAGGAGATCCTGGTCCAAAAGGTGACACAGGCTTAACTGGCCCTCAAGGTGCTCGCGGTAATGATGGACAACCCGGTCCGGCTGGTCCAAAGGGAGATAAAGGCGATCCATTTAAATTCAGTGATTTTACTCCTCAACAATTAGCTCAACTTAAGGGCCCTAAAGGAGATCCCGGTCCGGCTGGTCCTCCTGGTATACAAGGACCTCCAGGGCCAGCTGGTTCTGGTGGTGGAGCTGGTGGTAGCGTAGATTTATCGGATTATACGACTAAAAAAGATGCCGATAATCTTTATCTAAAAAAGGTCGATTTAAGAAATTACCTTACTATGATCGGTGATCCTAAATATGCACTTAAAACAGAGTTAAATACTTATTTATCGAGAACCGATGCTAATAATCACTATGCTCAAAAAGGATGGGCATCTCAAACGTTTGCTTATAAGGGTGATTTAGGTAGCTTTATTAGGAAGTCCGAAATAGCTCAATATGCATTAACACCTGGCGATGCATCGACTCGATACGTTAATAATATTCAAGCTCAGTCTTTTGCTAAAAATGCAGATTTAGCTAATTACGTTTCTAAAGAACAATACAATAAAGATATTGAGGCTCTTAAGAAACGTATTTCTGATTTAGAACATTTATAGGAGTTAAATAATGAATAATATTAGATTCGGCGGCATCCCTTATCTACATCTCGATGTATATCAAGGACATGATCATGTGTTTAATATCCAAGTCGAAGATGATAGTACTAAGGAGATTATCCGCTATCAAGAAGGAACGTTGACTTGCAAAGTACGTCGCAATAGCCCTCAAGGCGGCGTCGTACTTACATTAACTCCAGTATTTAATAACGATACGAACTGTGTCGATCTTTTATTTAACAGTGAAGATACCACTAACGTTATCTTTTCTTACGATAACATCCTAGAGGAAACATTCTACTACGATATTCGACTCGATCATAATGAAAAGGATGAAGTCGTATGTTATGGTGATATCACTATGAAAGCTGGGTGCAGTCAATGATTAAATTAAATCGTGGACACGATAAAAATATCGTATTATCTAAAGAAGCCCTCAAGGAAATTCGTGGCTTATCGGCATACGAAATAGCTAAACAAGAAGGCTTTACTGGTACCGTCGATGAATGGTTAGCATCGTTAAAAGGTGCTAAAGGCGACAAAGGCGATACATTTAAGCTATCTGATTTAACACCGGAAGAATTAGCCAAAATTAAAGGACCTCGTGGTGAGACTGGTTATACTGGTCCGCAAGGTTTAACTGGTCCTCGTGGCGAACAAGGTCCTAAAGGTGAAGTCGGGCCGCAAGGTCCGGCTGGTCCACAAGGTCCTAAAGGCGAACAAGGTGTACAGGGTACGCAAGGTATTCAAGGCCCTCAAGGTCCTCGTGGTATTCAAGGTAAAGACGGTAAATCATTTACGATTAGTCATACCTACTCTAATATCGATAAAATGAATGCCGATGCCGACAATATCCTCGAAGACGAATTTGTCGCTATTACCGATGGTCATATCTTCATGAAGGATAACGGCGTACTCGTCGAAGTATTAAATATCCGTGGTCCTCGTGGTGAACAAGGTATTGTCGGCCCGAAGGGCGATGTCGGTCCTAAAGGCGAACAAGGTATTCAAGGTCCAATAGGCCCGAAAGGCGATGCTTTTAAATTTAGTGACTTTACGACAGAGCAACTCGAATCTATTAAAGGTCCTCGTGGTGAAAAGGGTGAAGCAGGACCCGAAGGTCCTCGCGGCTTGCAAGGTCCAGAAGGTCAACGTGGTCCTCAAGGTGAACGTGGTCCGATCGGTCCACAAGGTATACCGGGTTTAACTGGTCCAGAAGGCCAAAAGGGCGATAAGGGTGAAACTGGTCCTATCGGTCGTGCTTTTACATATAGTGACTTTACTCCAGAACAACTTAAAGGCTTAACCGGTCCGAAAGGCGATCGTGGTGAGAAGGGTGACCGTGGTGAAGGCTTCGATATCTTTAAAACATATCCTTCTGTCAGTGCTATGAATACTGATTTAAATAATATTCCGTTAAATAAATTAGTTATGATTAGTAGCACAGTTAACGACGAGGACAATGCTAAAGTTTATTTAAAAGAAGCGACCGGTCTCAAATTCTTTATCGATCTCAGTGGTGCTCAAGGTATCCAAGGCCCTATCGGTCCGAAAGGCGATAAGGGCGATGCATTCAAATATACCGATTTTACAGCAGCTCAACTACAAGGCTTAAAGGGCCCGAAAGGTGATACAGGCTTAACCGGTCCTATGGGTCCTCGTGGTGAACGTGGCGAAGCCGGTCCGACCGGTCCTCAAGGCCCGATCGGTCGAGCATTTACGTATAGTGATTTTACTTCAACGCAGCTCGAAGCATTAAGAGGCCCTCAAGGTATTCAAGGTGCTCAAGGTATCCAAGGTCAGAAGGGCGAGAAGGGTGAACGTGGCGATCAAGGTCTATCTCCTAATTTTGCTTTCACTCTCGAAGAAAATGGCGATTTATTTGTCGACATTAACTACGTAGCTTCTCCAGCTACTCCGACCACTACATCTGCTACTAAGACATACGATGTCGTATGGGGAATAGCTCAACCTGGTGCTGGTGGAAATATTCGTGGTTATCTCGAATATAGTGCATTAAGCGGATTCGGTAAGTTACATCTCGATATGAAAGTAACCGGAAATGGATCGGGCAATGGTGGCGTGTTATGTACGCTTCCTAACGATGCTCCTGTTCCGACTCGTTTATTAGAAACATCTGTCGATGCTAACAATAATAGCGTCTACGTAGAACCTAATAGTCATGATATTAAAGGTTGGGGTGTTGCCGGCAATAATAAACGCTACATTTTAGATATTGTAGGCTTCTGGAAGGAGATTTAAATAATGGCAAGAATTAGACTCGGCAATTTAAAAGGTCCTAAAGGCGACAAGGGCGATCCAGGACCTCGTGGTCCACAAGGTATTCAAGGCCCTCCTGGTACTGCTGAAAATATCGACTTAACTCCTTTCGTTAAGAAAACCGAGAATTCGACATTAACCGGCCAGTATACGTTTACTAATAATACTCCGATTAAATTAAATGGCTATAATATCGTATCTGAAAATAATCGTATCTTATTTAAAAATAACGATAATAATAATGTATTTGCTTTCGATGCTAATACAATTACACATAACGATAAGTCTTTGTTAACACAAGATAAGGCTAATACGTTATATGCTCCTATCGGCGACTATGCATTACGAACAGCACTTAGTACGTATGCTACAAAAGATGACTTACTAAATTATGCAACTAAGCAATTCGTTAACTATGGCTTAAATAGTTATTTATCTAAAACCGATGCGGCGAGTACGTATGCTAAAAAGACTGATTTAAGTGCTTATGCAACTACATCTAGCTTATCTAATTATGTAACGACAGCTAACGCTAGTAGTACTTACTTAAGTAAAACCGATGCAGAATCTACTTATGCTAAGAAGACAGATATTAGTAATTCCACAACGTTTACCTTAGCTAACCATATCTTAGAATCTAACCCGACCAACTTCATTATTAAGAATAAAAGTAACCAGCCTATTCTTACTGTGTATCCTTCCGTAGCATATCTTAATGGTCGTGAAGTCCTTAACCAATTTAAGGCCGATCAGTTGTATGCTCCTAAGACTGCTTTAAATGATTATTTATCTAAAACGGATGCATCTAATACATATGCTACTAAGGCTAACCTTAATAGCTACGTAACGACTACTCAATATAATAACGATATGAATTCTTTATTAACAGCATTAAGAAACGTTAATAACTAAGGAGAATACTATGGCAATACAAGATGTAATTAACGAAGTAAATAGTATTCAGACTAAAAAACAAGCTATTAAAGATGCTATTACAGCTAAAGGCGTAACCTCGGAAGGTAAATTAAGCAAATTTGCCGACGAAATTAATAAGATTAGCGCTAGCGAACCCGACTGGTATATCGTAAATAAATTCCGTTACGAGAACGGCAACGAAGCTTTGCTTGTCCGAACTAGTGATAAAGATGCTATTAATACTCAAAAATATCAGATGGTCGAAATCGGCGGAGGCGTCACTAGAGATAACAGTATTAATAGTAGTTTTAATTCAAAATATAATGATGAATTCGGTATCACTAACGGAACTTACTTCCCTCGAGAAACAGCTTATCGTAGTTTTACGACAAGAGATAGCTCTAATGTCGTATTCAACGGTCATAACGATAACCTTAAACTCAAGTCTTCTAATGGCGACAAGGAAATTGTATTTAAGGACGTTAATGTATATAACTGGCTAAAGGGTTATAGAAACCAACCATTGGCCGACTATAATACTCTTTATTTAAAATCTAATGGTTTTTCTGGTTATAATCCATTAAGTCTAAACGATTTTTTAGCTTCATCTAACGGATCAATCATGTTGACGTTAGGCGAATACGGGGTAACTCCATCATTATTAATAGACTCATCTATTATGCTTCAAGCTATGAATCTAAGAGAAATGCCTAAGATCGGCTTTATTTCTTACTCCGATAAGGCGGTCGATACTATTTCTTTGATTCCGGCATCTTATGCAAATAATGAAGTTTATGCTCCATTTTACGAGAATAAAGAACAACGGTATGGGAATTTATCTCCAGGCAACTATGTTCATTTATTTAAAAACGGTAAATTAATAATCGTATTTGTTAGTGTAAACTTCGTTATCGATAATAATGTCCAGAAACATAAGAATATCGAAGTGTACATGTATAGTATGGAAATAGATAATCCTAAAGTCCAAAATAAACCATTCGAACTTTATTTAACCTTCTCTAGCCAAGCACGACAACAATTACAAACTACTTCTAATTTAAAAATCTTTAGAAAACAAGTATTAGCAGCTAACGGTACTCCAGAACCTAGAACAAGTAACTTCTTAACTGGTAGCGATGCATTATTGGAAGTTAGTGCATCTAAAATAACTAATGGTAGATTGCCTTATACAAACAAAACTGCAAATCTGTTTAAGCATAATAATGGCACAGGATATGTTTTTAGGTATCAAACCGCTACATTTGAAGGAAGCTATATTGCCACATCTTTAGTAGATGATATTAGCTTAAATAAAAAAATAACTGGTTTTATTCGCCTTAATGATGACTCTAATACTATGTTTCCTATCGAGCTAGAAAAAGCACCAGACGAAATAAAAAATAATCCAAGAATAGAATATTTTCCATCATACGATGTTTCGTTATCTTGTATAGTTCCTAATGGAATGATGTTAGATAGGGATAACAAAATGATGGTGTTTGTAAAAGATATACGAAATAACGCCACATGTTTCTATGTTAAAAAAGGTAATGCTTATATCACGAACGACTCGCTAAGTGATACACCTAAAAATACACAACTATATTTAACTACAGATGCAGAAACTCAAAAATATTTGACTACTAAGTCTTTGCCAGATATCTGGACTGAAATTAATAGTTTAAATAAAGAAGATTTTGAAGCCTATAACGAAGATTAAGGAGACCATATGACAACATCAGAAATTATTATGTCCGTTATCGGGATCATAACATTAGTCGGTGGCTTCCTTAAAGCCATCCACAGCATCGAAGAAAATCAAGCTGATCGTAAAGCCTTCGAAAAGAAGACGTTAGCGATTCTCGAGAATATCAACATACAATATCAAGAATTGCAAAAACAGATCGAGGCTTCAAGAGAGGATAGACGAGCACTTGATCGTCGTATCTCGATACTAGAGGAATCTATTAAGTTGAATCATACACGTTTAGAAAGCTTATCCGATAAACTCGAAGCCCTTCGAGACCGAATTAAATAGTTTTAAATAAAGGAGCTCTTGACGGGGCTCCTTTTATCGTGAGGTTTACATGATTAATAACGATAAACTTCAAGCTATCGTCCAAATTCTGGCTGTCGGCGGTCTCGTTATAGCGCTTATTATGTCGATACTATACGACAGAACAGAATTATCGACGAATATAGCATCTGGTCTAGTCGGCTTCATAGGTGGAGCCGCAGTTATACGTAAAGGAGAAGACAAATGGCATTAGGCGATTTAAGTGCAGCATACGAATCTAACGGTAACCCTGGATGTGTTAGCACAGGGGCCGGTGATTTAGGCGGTATTAGTTATGGTGCGTACCAGCTGGCCAGCGCAGCGGGTAGTGTCGACGCATTCATAGAATGGGGCATCAATCAAGGCGGTTTTTATGCTGATTATGCAAATAGCTTAAATCAATACGATGTGAATAGCGATGCTTTTATTAATCAGTGGAAAGAGTTAGCGTCAGCTGATTCAGTAGGCTTTTTACAAATGCAACATGATTATATCAAGTCCGAGTACTATGATCGAGCATGTCGATATTTAGCTAACGAAGGTTTTCATGCCGATAACCATTCTAATGCTTTAAAAGATGTTATCTGGTCTAGAGCAGTACAATATGGGCCTGGTAATGTGGTCGATTTATTTAACGAGGCATTAACTTATGTCCCTGGTTATACTCAAGAATGGAACTTATCCTGGGTCGATGCTTTACGTTTCGACTATGACTTAATCGTAGGCGTCTATGAGTCTAATAAAAGTGACGAATGGATAAGCCCTCGATTAAGCTACGATGTAAGACAAGGTGTTTATGATCGTATGGATAATGAAAAACAAGAAGCATTAGCTATGTTTATGGAGGAAATTTAAATAATGAATGATTTAAGTAAAAAGATCGTTAACGATGCGGTCGAACTTGCTAAAGAAAATGCTGTAAACGTATTAAAAGGTCTTAAATTCGACGATATTCAGTCTCTGGTCGAAGCAGAAATGGCTAGCGTTATTAAGCCTTTGGAAGACGAAATTAAAACCACAAACTCTTACTGGGTGAAGATCCGTAACCGTATCTATATCACAGTATTAAATAATAGTATTAATAGTATCGTTAATAGTATTCAAAAAAAGATTAGAGAACTATAATTATAGGCCCTGGCTCAATAGCCGGGGCTTTTCTTTTTGTCTTCATTATGCTATCATGAATGTAATATGAAATTGCGTTGTAGTTTATAGGGAGCAAGAAAATGTATATTCCAGTGCAATCTATTGTACTTACTGTAATAATCATTCTTTTGACATGGGCGATATGGAAGTCTTATAAGCGTGATATGGAAAATAGGGACCCTAAGCGCAAACGTCCAAAATATGTAAGTAGTAATAAAAGATATCGAGAATTAAGAGATCTATTATTTGAAGGGTATTTACAATTTTTAGATAATGGCTTCGATATTGAATGGGATTCTGAGTATGATGGCTTCACGATTCGCTATGACAACAAAACAAAAGAACTCGGAAGCATATATATGTTTTACGATAAAACTGGTGAGATAGCTCCTAAAAAAGAATTCACCCTAATAGCATCGTACAGTTTTCCATTAAAAGACGCGTCCCGTATAAAAAGTTATGAAACTGCAGCTAAAAATGTTACTGGGTACTATAAGGTTATTTTAAATAAAAAATATGCGACGCATACAGTAAAGCTCGTTAACGGTTCTTGTCTCTATACTGTTACTTATGCAATGACAGATATTGATGAATACATGAAAAGATATGCTATATATAAAACTTTTTACGCGTTTGGCGAGTATCTAAAATGGATTAAAGAAGAATATAATAAATATGCTAAAAAATATTTAGATGAATAATTTCACCACGCGTTTCACCATGAGAAGTACACATCCTATATATATAGATATATACTATATTTATAAGGCGTAGTACCCTCATCTCCACCATATTGAATATATATGCTAGTAGTATAGAATGCTTAATAAT